CAGAAGATTATTCAAAGGTAATGACAGCTGATTTTGTTATGTCTGTGAGTCGTAAGGTTGAAGACAAAATTGCTAATACAGGTAGATTTCATGTAATCAAAAATAGGTTCGGAGTTGATGGTATAACCTTTCCAGCAAACATAAACACTAATACAGGTCTGATTCAGGTGCATGAAGCATCCACCGTTGCTGGAAAACAAACGCAGGGTAAGATGGATAATTCAGAGGAGTATTTAAGAAAAACTTTATCTCAAAAATATAAAGATATGGAAGGTTTTGAGTAAATAAGAATGAGTATATATTATATTTAATATTGTATTAAGGAGTTACTATGGAAAAGTTTACATTATCAGAAAATTTTATAAGTAAGTACAAACGGAAAAAGGCACCGTTTGGTTTCAATGGTTTAGGTGAATTAGTTTACATGAGAACCTATTCAAGAATTAAAGAAAACGGAAAGAACGAAAGGTGGTGGGAGACAGTACAAAGAGTTGTAGAAGGAACTTACAACATGCAAAAGAATTGGATTGAATCACATCAATTAGGGTGGAATCCGTGGCAAGCTCAAAAGTCTGCTCAAGATATGTATGAGCGTATTTTTACTATGAAGTTTTTGCCACCCGGCCGAGGTCTTTGGGCAATGGGAACTCCCATAACTGAGGAAAAAGGTTTGTATGCCGCCCTTAACAATTGTGCTTTCGTATCTACGAAAACACTAAAAGAAGATTACGCTAAACCCTTCTGTTTCCTTATGGATGCTAGTATGTTAGGTGTTGGTGTAGGTTTTGATACTAAAGGTGCTGGAGAGATAGTAGTAAAAGGCGTTGACAAAAATAGAGATGAACAAGTTTACAAAATACCAGACACTCGTGAGGGGTGGGTAGAGTCTCTAAAACTATTATTAGAAAGTTACTTTCATGGACAAGCTCCTATAGAGTTTGACTACACAAAGATAAGACCTGCTGGAGAACCAATAAGTGGTTTTGGTGGCGTATCAAGTGGACACGAACCATTGTTGGAAGTGCATGAAGACATAAGAAAGGTACTAGAAAAAAATAGCGGAGAACCAA